CAAGATCGCGCCAAACGCTAGACCGAGCGGAAAGAAGAGTAGCGATAGCAATGTTGTTAGTTCCATTTGAGATTGTCCCACCTAAAAATAAATCATTAAATCGAGATCCAACTGCGCCAAGATCAAGCGTGTTATCCGCACCTGGCTGGATGTGCGCATCAGTAATTAATTTTCCAGTGCCATTTGGAGTAAACTGAATATCTCCATTTAGATTAGTTGAGGAAATTACGTTCCCGTCTAATCTTAAATTATCAATATTTAGTTGTCCAATTACACCGAGAGTCCCTGTAATTGTTTGACCAAGCGTGGTCATTGCAGACTGTACGTCTACAATTCCAGTACCGTTTGCTACGAGAATTAAATTTCCATTCGCATTTAAAATAGAAATTGTGTTTCCATCAATTCTAACATTGTCAGAATCAAGCCGGGTAACTGTTGTGTTCCCTGCGCCTAGGGTTCCTGTAGTTGTTAAATTTTCATTATCAAAATCAATTGCCCCAGTAGAACTTGTTATTCTTCCTACACCTGCCACATCTGGATCAAGTATTAATGTCTTAGCGTTATCAGTAAAGGTGGCAACCCCAGCCCCAAGCGTACCTGACGTGCTAAGATTGGCCGCACCGAAAGAAACCGCACCTGTCGTGTCAGTATATGCGCCAGGAACTAGGGTCGCCGAATTAATTCCTACTTCAACGACTAAAGAAGTCGTACCCTTAACAACAGCTCCGGTAATATTTCCTGTTGTAGTTAAATTCTCATTGTCAAAAGAAATTGCTCCAGAAGAATCTGTAATGGAGCCGCTAGCTAAAGTCAGTGTTCCCGATAAAATAGAAGTCTGAGCATAAATACTTCTCCAACGAAACGTAGTTGTTCCATTATCATAAATATTATGCACAGCCGGACGAAAGTGATCGTCTGTCTGCACGAATCCTGTGCTCGCGCCGACGCCGTCTCCAGCGGTGGCTCTAAGAGTTAAATTTTGTCCTGCGGTGTCCCCGCCATAAATAGTCTGTCCAGCAAATAGCCCAACAATTGGAGCACCTGCTACATCTAATTGCGTTCTTCCATCTTTCCAGACGTAAAGATCCTGTGTTGCATTTAAAAATGCTGATAGGATTGAATCCTGTCCCCAGTCCATATCATAAATCTTATGCCAACTCGGAGCCACTTCTCCTTCGCGTTGTTCCCAGCGGTAGCTAGCAGCTTTCCCGTCCCCATCATCTTGTACGACGCGGTAATCATTAAGCGTGTTACCACCGAGTGGTAACGCTGCCACATTGGCAACTGCGGGCTTTGTATTCGGATATAGGACGGCGACTAACCAGTTAAAAGCATCTTCTACGTTTAAAACTCCTGGCATTGATGGATTTACATAACTAAAATCGGTAAGAGAATGTTTAAATGGATGCTGTGTTTGATTCCAAATCTCAAAACGATGTTTAGTAAAAATCATATCACACCGTCACCATCGGGATCATAACTCACTGTTGGATCAAAAATAAACGAGCTATCCCAAATCGCTTTCCATTTATAGACACGCTCTTGTCTTGCCATAATTTTTGTAGTCGTAGGACTTGCGTAAACATATTCATTCACCATGCAGGGATCGCCTTCAAGAGCACCGATATATGCTGTGAAAACTAATTGGTCTCTCCCCAGCGCGTCTTGCACGATATGCTGTTTTACTTGTTCGCCTTCATGCGATTTTAATAATTCTGTGGCAGTTTTTATTTCTGCGCTATCAATAGGATAAATTCCAGCCATTTATTACCTCAATTTAGGAAGCGGCTTTAAAGCGGGCAAACTCTTAAGGCTCTTGTTGGCAGAACGTGGAAGAGTTAATATCTCATCCATTTTAGAATTATCAATTTTTTGTTTTGCCACTTTTCTTAATTGTTCAATACTGCTTATTTTTTTAGCCATGATTATCTCCAAAAAAGCAACTAGGGGGAGTTTCCTCCCCCTAGGATTCTCAGCCGTTAGTAACTGATTCCGAAGATAATTCCATTTTGTCCAGGTTTAGTCATTTCTAACTCTCCGAACAAACAAATATCTAGCAGATATTGATATCCAGTCGTATTTCTAACTTCAAAATATTCTTTCCCATCTGGCGCTTTGCGCTTTTGGAAAAATCCATTTGAACGAAATACCATTGAACCCATATCCAGCATGGCGATTACATCATCATCCCATTCTTGGATTCCAACAACAGTAAGATCACCTTTTACAGAGGATAAAAGAACTTCATCCCAACCGTAAATAGAAGCTTTCTTTCCGCCAGCAGACACAGACCAATTAGCTGCGCCATTACCCTTATTTTCGATTGCTTTTAGAACTGTTCCCAGATTCTTATAGGACATCAAGAAACGATCTGCTTTACCTTTGGCTTTTTTACGAACCTCAGTATAAGCATCAAACAATTTATCCAGGATATTTGATGCTGTGATAGATGAACCATTCACGTTTACCGCTTGTAGGAAAGGGTATAGAATTTTGGAAACACCGTGGATAGTTGCACCACCACCATTTGCCGCACTCAACAAGGAATCCTTGATAGAGTTAAATGAGGTGGTATCTGCACCGTCTGTGTAAAACTTAGCAACCTGTGCTACGGAATACGCCGAGACGTTGGCAAATAAGCCACCGCGAGAAGCGGAAAGGGTAATTGTACCACGACCAGAGACACCAGCATTCACGTCGATTGCGATGACATAGTAAGAAGCCAAGACGGTATCATTATCGAACAACCCGACTTTTTGACCAATCTCAAAACGCTCGACATGGTTTACTTCCAGGATACCAGTTGCAGCATTTGTTGCATCGGTAACATAGGCAAACACTGGACCTGTACCAAGCTGGACGGATACAGTCATTTTCAAAACAGACATGAAATCTTCGATGGTATCTGGAAGAATTTTAAGGAACGAATCCTCTACAATTCTACCGGAATGGTCCATAAGATCCCGTTGGTTAAAGATCATTGATCCCCAGCACTCTTTATAGCCAGAGATTCCACCGCGAACATATTTGTCCTCGGAGATATCATTGGCTGCAGTGAGGCTGCCCATTTTGATTGATGAGGCTCCGGCTGCCTTAAACGGGACAACTAGATTTCCACCTTTCCAAGATTCATCCTTTTCAATATTTGAAAGAATATAATCTCGTTTAATCATTTCTTCTTTTAGTAATTTATTCGGAAGATACTCATTGAGCATCGTCTGAAATGAAGCTGTTGTACTCATGTTTTAATCCTTTATGAGGTTTGTTGTTGCTGTTGGCGAATCTTCTTTAAGTCGTCGATGGAAGTTGGCACCTTTTTAACGGGTGATTTACTTACACCTCCACTTGAAAAAGAGGGAATAACTGGTTTTTGACTTTGAACAGTCTGGGATTGCGGTACCAGTGTTCCTGGAGCCCCGGTCTGGCCTTGCGAGCTGAACTGGTTTGCTCCTATGAGGGATAAAACTTCCTGTACCAACTGACTTGCTGGTGGGGAAGTCTTATGGACAGCTTCATAATACTGTCCTCGCCTAATTACTTCGCCTCTCAATGCCCCAGGCTTTCCGAGCCGGGTATCGTAGGCATTTGCCACCGAAGTTACTTCAGGATTAGCGAAAGCCTGATCTAACTCGCTGGTGGTTTGTTGCAAAACTATTTGCTGCATTTGCGTTTGCAACGACTGGTTTTGCGAAAGCTGAGCTTGATATTCATATTCTCGCTGTCGTTGCGAGTCTATCATTGCTCTCTGTTCGGGAGGCAACTCTTGATACTTTAGCTCTTCTAAAGCGTAATTTATAATATCTTGTTTGGGAATACTTAAAATGTCAAAAAAGGACCTAAAGTCCTTCTTTTGGACAAAAGCTCCCAAAGTCTTTAGGCTAGATTCGACTCCGTTATATTTTCCTTCCCATTCCTTCACTCTTTCTTTGAGTCCTTGACGGTCTGCTTTTACCTCATCAAGCCCATAGGCTTTTTCGTAGAGATCTTTTACTTTGCTCTCGGTCTCTTTATCTTTTATGACTGGTTTGATATATTCGTCAAAATCCAGCTCTTTATCTTTCACCTTAAATTTAAATGAAGGTGTGTAGATATCTGCTGGCGGAGCAGTGGCCTCTGCGGGAGCTGCGCTCGCCGCAGGCGTCTCACTTTGAGACGGTGTTAAGATTGAGGCTGTGCTTGCTGGTGCGGGGGTAGAGGCTTCTGCGGGCGCAGTCTGGCCTTGTGCTTCTGTAGCTTCCATCGGTGCTTCCTTTCGTCCCTATTTTCCGTAGGGGGTGAGAACAGTTTCCTATCTCTGGAGCTGTGGCATCATGTTTGCGGTAAGCGGCTGCGCCTGTCCCTGGGGACTGGGCAACTGCGGCTGCGCTTGCACTCCGTACATATCCTGAGTTACTCCACTATTCATGTTTTCTAATTCTTTGAGAGAGGCACCTTGGGAATCAAGCCGCTTCATTAGCCATGTGATCGAGTCATATGGCAGTCGGACTTGTCTTGTACCACTTTGTGATTTTGGGTCATCGACATGCATGGAAACTGTGATAAGCGAGCCGCTAATGGGGATAAACCCATCTTTTGCTGCCTGTTCTGCATCCATTTTTTTCTTAATCTGATCTTCATGAATTGCTAGATAGTCATCATATTTATTCTGTATCGGCGGGGTGAGAAGCACAAAATCCGCCTGCTTCATTCGGTGGGAGACCATGTCCACATAGACTTTATTGTCTGCGTAAGGGGAGATAAACGGATCTCCTCCGCGTTCGATTGCGAGCATATCGTTTTCCGCGTTGTCGTAGTCGATTGCCATGTGCTTTATCATGGAGTTCTCTGTCAGAAAGGGCATATCTTTTGCGAGCAAGGCCAGTTGCTTGGCATCTATAGAGCTTCCGGCATATTGGATGAGATGGTTTATCGCAAGCTGCCGCCCGAGCTTCGAATTGATATCATCGGCCTGCTCCTCGACTTTTATCTGGTTAACTAAGGCTTTTGTATTCTTAAACTCCGAGATGTTAACAAATTCACTTTTCCCCACTGCCTGGATGATAATATCCTCTGGATAGTAGTGTCTCGCCATGTCCAGGAAGGTAATGCAAAACTCTTTTAGAAAAATTTCCACTTTCTCTGTATATTGGGCAAATTTTTGCTTCTGACTCGCAGAGCGATAGAGCATGGTATATGGGTCCATTTGCCCAGACTCAGTCTCCGCGTTGATCTCCTCAAGCATGCAGGCTGAATACATCTCCCGTATTTGACTCTCTATATACGGCAGGAATTGGTCCCCGGATCTTCCCGGCAGGATCTGCGGAGCCATACCCTGGTAGGTTATGCCTCGTACTCCGGGTAATAATGCCCCTTGTGCAAGCTTTGTGCCGCCTTGGTAGAGGATCTTATCATCGCCGATCGTAATTTGATGAGTCGCTGCCTGACTTGATGCGCGGTTTACCTCTGCCTGGTAGGGTCTTGCCACTTTTACTATGGAATATGCTCGTGGATTGGTGGAATATGTATCGAATCCCTGCCAAATTAGGGGGTAAATACCATATGGAATCTCCCCTTCTGTGAATATCCCGCGTTCGGTATAGATGTAAAAGTACCCCTTTGGATAGACTTTTCCGGGCCTAAAGAAGCAGTATTTCACCAAAACCTGCTTATCTTCGCTACGATATTGCTTGTGATTGGTATCAAACACGACAAACGCATCCTGATCCCCTTCACCGATAGCCTTAAGCTTCTCTTTATCGTCCCCGGCTGCCGCTTTAAGCTCGGTTACATCCACCATCTCCCTAATTATATGGTAAGGGGACGTTTTCATGGCCTTGGCCTGTGGTGCCCGTAATAGATTGAACCCTGGAACTGTCTTAAATTCAAATCCACCACTGAATATCGGCTTTTCTTTGTCAGCCTGTGGCTGCATAGTCTGCATATCCAAAGTTGGCTGCCCATTCTCATCGAGCAGGGGCTCATACCCGGTTAGTTCTCCCCCATCTGGGTTCCAGTACATATACGAGCACATCTCTCCAATCTCAATGAAGTTGTGGATAAGATCCCGGACAACTTCCTTGAGTTTATAGCGTTCTTTAGCGTCTAGCCATACGGCCTGGTTAAGGGCCGCTGCCTTTTTATCCTGCATATCCAAGTCATTCTGTGGAGCCACGGCTACCCAGGGCACTTTTGAAGTGATTGCGTTGATATAATGCCTGGTAATTTTATGGATATGATTTTTTGTGAGTCTGAGTTTTTGGGCTTCGTTTAATTTCTGAGAATTTCTGATGTTTGAGAAAAACGAGCTGCTTGCCCGCTTTGAATAATGGTTCCCGGATACCAGGAGCAGGTTACTCCGCATCTCCGCAAAAATTTCCTCGTCACACTGTTCTGCCCCTCGATACATTTCGTTCAGATCTGACAAGGTATGCTTCATTATAGGTGCCTGTTCCTTTCAAGCCCTTCAGACATTTGTAGTTTCTCAAACGCCAAAGGGTCGTCGATCATCAACTGCGCAACATTTGCCTCATCTATTAAATCCTGACTCATAAATTCTGCTGTGTGTGTTGCGCTGGGGGAAATCTCAGTTACCTCTAAGGGTGTGTCCGCCATATCCTGGCCTGGAATTATGGGGTCCTCATTTCGGCGAGGCTGAAATTCGATAACAAGCTCTCCAATAACTACTTTGGAAACACCCGTACCTTGGCACTGTTTTATTATTCGGCAAATATCTGTTGCACTCAAGCCCTTTTTATCCATATTGCTCATTCCAATACTCCATTTCGTCAGACATCTCCTGCCATTCGTCCTGTTTACCCGTATCTTTGACAAAAGCACCCCGACGCTCGTTGATTTGCTCTATAATTAGTTCCTGTTCAGTTTTTGGCTTAGTCTCTATGGCGATTTTTACAAGTTTATCCCTGGCGCGTTCTTCGACCACACTAAAATCCCAAGGAATTAACATGCAACAGTAGCGTAAAGCGTCGGAGAGATCGTCGTCTTTTTTATTCTTAAGCCTAGAATTGTCTTTCATCGAATGCATCAGCTCTGTGCAAAGTTTATCGTCTTCTTCGTCAGTCTGTTCGATTACGAGCATGTCGTTCTTAAAAAGAGTGTTTACAGTTTCTTCGCCTAAGTCCCTGGATTTTTCAGCCTTTATAAAAGTCTCACCATTTCTCTCGGCAATAATAGAAAAATCTCTACTAGCGGGGTCATACGCAGATTGTACGCACGGCAGAGTGATTTTATTTCTAAGCTCTTGATACTTGTTGAACACATCCCCTGCGGTGGTTTCTATACCATCTCCGCGCCAACATTTTATCACTGCCCCTTGGCGCATATCTGGTGCTACTGCAATGAATACAATTGCAGCCGGGTGACTAGAACCACCGCTTCCATAGTCCACAGCGCTGTAAACACTCCAGCCCGAATGCTCCGTTTTTGGTTTGTGATGGTAATCCACGTCGAAGGCATAATATGTCCTACCCTGCTCGGTTACAAATTTGCCAAATACCCGACGCTGGATCTCGGTTTCATTTTTACATTTAGAAATTATTTCTTTAATTTGGTTAGCGGAAAAGTGCCCCGGTGTCCCGTCTTCGTATGTCAGGCAGTCGTACATGGACACGGTTTGCTTAAACGCAGAAGCAAGCACGTCGTCCGTTTCAATCGCTTTTTTCCAAAATGACTGATTTAGCGTAGGCGTGAATACTGCGTTGAAAACTCCGTTTGTAGTCGTAAGTCTGAACATCAATTCATCATAAAACTCCATTGGCAATTCTTCATCCACGTAGATCTCATGCACTGTCGAGCTTTGCACGTTAGTAACTTTTTTCGTATAGAACTGAAAAAATACCATTACACCTGAGTTGAACTGGATATATTTTGGCGTCTGCTTTTCTATCACTGCTTTCCAGCCGCAGAGAGGATCGGATAACATCTCCCCGTTTGGCAGCCATTCCTGCCATTTGGTATGCCACTCTCGTTGCAGCGTTAAAGAGTCAGGGTAAAAATACCAGAACTGCTGGGGCCGAACATTGGGTCCCCAGAATTTTTCCCACCTGACAGGGTCCGTAGCATTTGCAATGCACCTGCGTATAGCGGTAGAACTTTTTGAGATTTGGTTTGCTGCGCAGAGAAGATTTACTCGGTTATCAGACTCAAAAAATCTTCTTGCCCAATGATAGAATTTTTTTCCATGTAAATGTGGAAGTTCTCTAGCGAGCCTGCCCCTACTCTGGGCTAACTCTAACTGCTTCCGCCGCAATTGTAAGATTCTCTGTTCTTTCGTAGTTCCCTTGAATTGCGCTTCCATTTTCTACTCCCGCAGAGAATAAATCATCACGTAGAGATATTTGCTCTTCAGTTAACTCAGGCAGAGGGGCCGCTTGAAGTTCTAATATCTCTCGCTCAATATTTTTTATTTCGGAGTTAATCTCTTCGTATGATTTAGGAGATTCATAGTTCACGTTCATATTGAATTGTTTACCTTCTACAAATAGCTTCTGTGGCACGGCTCCGCGTACGCGGTTATCGAGAATGGAAACAATAGTTACAATCTGACCGATTAATTTGGAATCCACATTTCCAGATGCGGTTCTCAGCGGCAGCCGTAAAATCTCAGCAAATTTCGTAAGCCCTAGCTCCAGCAGCCCTCTAACTTTTATCATGTACTCTTCGGGCGGGCTTAGTACGTAAGCAAAACGCTCGTGATTGGTGATGATGTTTGCGTAGAAATGCTCTCTAGAGCAGATTCTAGCGTAGACAGCATCGAGCCGGATCATACGGTTTGCATCACTTGCCAGGAAATACTCATCCCAGAATGACAAGCGGAGTTGCTCATCCATCTCAGTTGGCTCTAGTTTCGTTCTGAGCTGGGTTAAGGAGTAGGAGAGAATGGCTACTGGGATCTCCATTGCTGCTTTTTTCACGGCAGGATGGAGCATATTTACTACGCATTTGGGGTTGCATTCTTCGTAGAAAACGATCTCCCTTTTTGAGGGATCTAATTGCTCTTTATTTCTAGAAAGTGGATAGGCTCTTCCGAGCTGCGAATTGCTTTTTCCCATTTCGTTAGAATATGGCTTTACGGGAACTGGTGTCAACTGACCGGGTTTCCTGGATGTTTGGCGAAGGTTTGATGAAGGTTTGATGAAAAGTCCGGGGTTCTGGGTTCCTTGTTTTTAGGATAGTCTGGGTCCAGGCTTACGAGCTTTTGGATGGTAGTTTCATTTTTTTATTTTTCTGGGCGCGGGGAATACCTTGCCTTAGCCTCCTCTACCCCCCTGCCCCTCCCTCGAAAATTTGCCCCGGATTCCCGGATTCCCGAAGCATATCAACTACTTACCAATGTCTAAAATATTCGTGCTTCCTGACTCTTGTTTCAAAGCACCAAAACTATTTAACACAAAGATTTACTAAACATGATTTTATTTACTAAAGATTATGCATCATGTTAGAAATTATTTATGATGCGAAGTATCAAATTGACTTGATGCGTTTATTAATGCAGTGAATTATTTGTGTTGCACTGCGTTTATTTTCGAAAATAAATTTTTATGTTGCTTTCGCCCTACCGTAATGACTCACAAAGTTATTGATGCGGTTTGTCATAATAGCATAATACCTACTTGCA